TTAAGGTGATTTCCAAAACAAGTAAGCTTTACTCTGCAATAGAAAACCGCAGACTTTGATTAAGCGTGCAAGCCTTTCAAGGGTGGCTTTCATCACTTCTTTAGCGTAAACTTCCTTCCTTCCGAAGGGTATGTGACAGAAAAAGTATTTCATAAAGCGAGCGTGACTGTGTTTGATGAATGCTTCTCTCACTGTTCGTAGTTCCTTCTCGCTTAAGCTTTGTAGCTTGTTTAAAACGTATTTTTCGCTCCCCAACAGTTGAATGTTAAAGCCAAGCTTCTGCAGGATTTCTGCAATGGCTAGGGCTTCTTTGGGCGGTGGTTGCTCGGCTATTTTCTGCATTCCAGCTTTTTCTGCGAAGGGATTGTATTTGGCCATGACAGCGGGCATTTCCACGTAAGGCGTTCCAGCCTTAGCCAATGTTTCCCGCACAAGCTTCACGCCCAATCCTATGGTGCGGTATTTGGGATGCACAACAACACGGCTTATGATGCTCAGCTTCTCGTTCAGCTCCTTCATATTCATTTTTGGGAGGAGGGCAAGCTTTCGCCCGAAACATGTGGGTGGCGGATAGCAATAGACGATAACCCCGCATAACTCATCCCCACGCTTTAGACAGAAGATTTTGCGAGGACCAGCTATTTTGTGGCTGCGATAGTGAAAGCCTGCAAGCCGTCTCCAGTCTTCCGTTGCGCCTTGCTCTACATGCATTTCCTTGATAAGACTGCATTCCCTGGCAGGCTCGTTTGTGTAGTACACTATACAGATTTCTTTCCCAAACCGCTTGTGAATGTGGACACTCGAGTTTAGATCCTCAAATAAGTCTGTGTGAGTTGTCGCTGCAAGAACCGCTTTGCCTTGTTGACGTGCAAGCTTCTGAAGATTATAAGCCACGATCTTAGCAGTGTCCCTGTCAAGCGTAGCCATAGCTTCATCCATTATCCAAAATTGAGCTTTGCTTTCCATCATTTTTGCTATTTTATAACGGTATTTCTGTCCATCACTAAGCTGCTCATAACTGCGTAAGAAAAGGAAAGCATCGTTTAAGCCTACTTTACTCAGAAGCTCTAAGCCTTCCTCAAGGGTTTTGCCGACTGTTTCGATTAGGGGTTTACCAATGATTGGTAAAATATCATTAATGTTAATGTAGCTTAAGCCCATGTCTTGTTTGATGTCCTTCTCTAAAGCCTTCAGCAAAACGCTTTTTCCGCTACCACTATCGCCCGTAATGTAAACGATGTCCGTAGGCCCTATGTTCAGCTCAACATTATCATAGATTATAAATTTCTCCCATTGGTCAAGCCCGAGACCAAAACCTTCAGCAACGGCCACAACACGTTCCGAAGGCTTGGGAGCAGCAGTCTCATAGGCTATGTTAAACGTGAACTTGCCAGAAAACCTATCATATGTACGTCGCATCTTACGAATCAGAAAAAACTCTTTACGCCTTCTCAAGACTGAGCCCTACCTTGTGACACCCACAACTTTACGCTTCTGTAACTTGCGACGTACATGCTTAAGCTTACCCAAGTTTAAAAGCCTCCAAATCAAGCTCTTTCATTTCAACAGTCGCATAAATCGCTAGGGCAGTAGCCCACCATACATCATCATGCTGATTTTCAGGATGGTAATACCGGTATGTGCCATCCTTTTTCAATTCAAACCTCTCCACGTTAAGCTCCACCGAATAATTCAGCTTTTTAGTAGGTGAAATTTGAATCTCCACATATGGATACCTATAGGCTTCATTCAACATACGCTGTTTGAGTAGGCTAGCCATTTCCTGCTTTCGGGGTTGCGTGAAGTTTACGCCCTCAACATTCTGAATCCCACCGTTAGTCATATCCTCCACTATGTAATTGCCAACGCCAGTGATGTCAGCTCTAATTCTTTCAAAAGTCTCCCAGCGGTCCGCCAACGTTTTAACGTATCCTATCACAGAGGCATATTTAGTGCCCAAGGGCCACACTTTCAAATGACGTAGTATCGATTTCTCGCCCAAGCGTTCGGTAACCGCAAAAGCCGAATGATCTCTCTCCTTACCAAAATCTAAACCCCCAAAAAAGCGGCCTTGATGCGTAGGTCCCTCAAGATTCCATAACTCTAAATTGGCGTCCTGGCACTTCGTAATAAGACTTAAGGGCAACCAAACAGCCTCATCCTCAGCCCACTCCGCCATCATCTCACGTTGCCAACGAAACTGATCATCAGCATACTCTTCTTTCAGTTGATCAACCTTTCTCTTCGTTAAAGGACCATTAGGCTCCAGGGCTTGCTGCCACGTCACATGGCTTTTGGCAAAATGCCTATATTGAGGACGATTGAAAAACTTCCAAAACATGCTATCCGTCGAGCCAGGTGTGCTGCTGCAAATGAATTTTCCGTGGGCTTTGGTAGCGAGAGTAAACACGATGGCATCATAGAGTTCCTGGTCCGTTGAAATGTAATTGTACTCATCGGCATAAACGATATCAAGTGTAAAACCTCTTATTGTGTCTGGATTGCAAGGAAAAGCCTGAATAAGGCTACCGTTACGAAGAGAAACCATAGTAGCCTGCAGCTTCCGATATAATCCCTTCGGCAGCCTAGATAAGAAGCCATTAATCTTGCGGATCGGGATTTTCGTTTGGCGCCAGCTAGGACCTACAATCGCAATCTGAACGCCAGGATGTAGAAGGGCATAGTGGAGCAGCCAAGCACTGATCATGTGCGTTTTGCCGCTTTGCCGGCTCCAGCGGAGAGCAACAGAATCATTTGCGTTGACTAATTCTGCACCAAAACGCTGATAATCCGTCAGTTTGAGGCCAAGCCACTTTTCACAGAACTCTACAAAATCTTCTGGGACCTTACGTTTCTGAGCCTCTAGGAGGCCTTCAACTTGCTGCTTTAGTTCTTCCGCCTTTTTCTTTTGCCATTGCTTCATTAATCAACTTCTCCAACCGCTCCAAATCCTTCGTAACCTGAGCCTCATCAAAACTTTGAGTTACGCTATTGATGACTTGGGCAACATAAGAAGCCGCTCGGACCCATTTCTGTCTCTGCGGCAACCCCAATTTTTTGTTTTGCGCTTGCTTCGTTGTAAGAATAAAAAGTTCCTGAAGCTTTTGAAGCATGTTTTCTCGGATTTTCTGAGTATCAACTTTGGCTATTCGTCTGATTTTGTAGATTCGTTGGATGATCATTTTATTGCGTGAAATTTTAACCAATACGGACCTACCCCTACCCCCCTAGGTTTTTTCTCGACGAGAAAAGTTTCTTACGACCATGCCTTTCCTTGATCAACAATCCTCTGCCCCAGAGTTCATTCAGAATTTTACTTTCAAAAGCCCGACTACGTCCAGTAATTTGTGCAACCTCACCGGCCAAGACAGGCCTATCAAGCTTTTCTAAAGCGTTTAATGTTGCCAAAAGTCGACTGGAAACTTGAACCTGCACCTGAGGCATAGCGGTTACCTTGGCGTCGATAATGTCAAGTTTTGAAAGAATCTTTTCGAATGCCATTCTAACTTCACGGTTCGTTGGCACTGCTAAGCCTTCTGCCCCACAAAAATTCCCATTATTGTTCCACTTAAGCCCGTTATGGCAGCAAAAACTTCAGAGTTCCAGGAGCCCAGAAAAGCCATGTGGGCAACCTCGAGAGCTGACAAACAAACACTCATGCCAATCGCAAATTTCACACCTAACACAAGCTTCTCATTAGGCTCAACCACTTCAACTTGATCCCGGCCACGTGGCCCTCTCTTATGCACTCTGCGAGTAAGCGCCTTCTTAACCCAATCCCGCATGATTAACAACCCTCTTCATAAAAGTACGCTTATTCAAAGCTCTGCGGCCACCCAACAAGAAACTGTTAACCAGCTGACGCGCCACCTGAGCGTCAACACAAGCCTTAGCAACAACAATCACTTTCAAAGTCCACGTTAAAGGTACAGCAGTATAATCAATGTCAAAAATGCCGCTGGAATATTTGAAACTGTTCTGTGCAATAACAATATGCTTGCTTTTCTCGCCGAAAACTCCGATAAAAATGCCCCAACTATGGACAGGCACGTCAATAGCAATGCCCACGCCGCTACTCTTGCCCACGCTAGCATCAGTCCATTCCACGCAGATTAGATCTCCAGGCTTAATATCGTTCATTTCTTTATCGAGTTTCTTTCTCAATCAAATCAACCTCGCAATCTTGTGTCTACTCATATGATCTGACTTGCTCCTGAGAGCATACAAATAATCAGCCAGAAGCGGAACCTCACGACCCAACTCCAAAGTTATCTCAAGCGTCTGCGTTTTAGCATTAACATAATACTCAACGGGGAGAATGCGAAAATCGGCGTTTACGTTTTCATTGGGCAGAACCACGGTGATCTTGTCTGCTGATAAAAGAGGTGTGGTTCCATAGTCGATGACTGTACTCCGGACCGTGGTGTACTCCGCAGGATCCTTAAGCTGTGCCAGAATAGCTTTTGCTCTCAGCATACATTCATTATCGCTGTAGAACTCCTCATCAACTTCAACAAGTTCTCTTAAACCGTAATTACTCTGGCTTGTGGCATCCTCTTGTGTGCTGCTATATCTTCGCCCACCAAAGAATAAGCCATCAATCCACATAGTATTTCCGCCAGCTGCAAAACCGAAATACTCACACTGGACCTTCTTTATTTGCGTCCAATCAAATCCGCTATCGACAATCCAGTCATCCGCATTCTCAACGCCAACTTTAAGCGTCTCCAAACACCATTTGCTGTTGTCTTGGACCTCTACGCCCACGTCTACGTTATTGCCAATTCTAGCTACATGACTATTTATATCGATCAACTTCACTGTTACCGGGTACTTTGCATTAAGGGCAAGGAAAAACTTTAGCACAGGATACAGGTTCGCATTAACCTCTTTTCCAGAGTTTAGAGTGAAAATACTGATCGCGTACTCTGCAATGCCTCGAACATTCTTTATGCTATACGATCCCTTAGCCTTCGAACTACCATCAAGACTGATCGTATTATTGGCATCTCCAACACTCCAAGCGCCATCCGTCGGCGTCAGGCTTTCAGTCCACGCATCCTTGTCTAAAGGAGCGCTTTTGTCTGCAACACCATAGACCGTAATCTTGTTTCTAACAGCGGTGATATCTTTGCGGTATTCGCTACTTTCAATCTTCTCGCTGAGGCTTACTGAAGAAGATTTGCTTAAGCGTTGGAAAAACTCGAATTTGCCATCAGGAGCCACGCGAAAATCATACCCAATAACGCCAGCCTTGTCGCTGGCTGCAGCAATAGCCTTGAGGATGTCGAATACTGGAGTATTGTCATATTCCAACTTGGTGAATGTTGTATCGGTATCTTCAACGAGCTCTGTTCCGCCACGGTTATGGCTTAATCCTGCGAAAGAATCCATCAAGTCCTTAACTATGGCTTCGCCTTTTTGATTGGAGTATGTCTTCGTAACTACCCTGCGGAATAGCTTTTCTCCCCAACATCGACCGCTCACACGCAGATAATTCTCGCTAGGACCTGACTCGTACTTGATGCTCTCGGTATGAGTGGTAATGATCTGTGGAACATTGACGCCTCTTCCAATATTGATATAACCATCCTGGCCAACAATGATCGGATAAGTCCCGCCCGGACTATACTTTTTATCCCAATTCTGCAGAAGCAACTCCCAACTGCTGACTTCTTTCGTGGCTCCTAAATGTACTCTGGCCTCAACGACATCCCCTTGGGGCGGTGTAACAGAACCCAGAACCACAGCCAACTTCGGAATGTCAACACTCACGGAGTACTTTCAACTCCTCGACGGTAGAGATCAGCCTCTCCAGCACGTTGAATGCTACGACCTTGAGTTGGCATTTCAGAAGCAGCCTCATTGAAGTTTTGAACGCTTGCAGTTGCAGCATTCATTTGACTTGCGAAATACCACATAGCCGCGGCTGCTGCAACGATTACCGCTATACCGACACCAGTCAAGGCTAGAAATGTCCCATACGAAATGTTCAAAGCGTTCTGGGCAGCCGTGGCGATCCAGCATGCAGCAGCATAGACTTTCTGAGCCACAGCTAGACCAATACTTGTCCGCATAAACATGCCCATAACCGTGACAACCATCATAGCACTATTGAAGACTCTAGCCTGCTCATCATTAAGCAATCCGAACTCATGTGCAATATGACCAATTACCATGCCAGTCGCACCTAAACCAGCAATAGCGGCGCCAAGGCTCTTTATCCGCACACTCAAGGCTTCAGCGTCTGTCTGTATCCTAGAAAACTCTGCACTAGCTCGGTTCACTGCTCGAATTGTAACGGCAATCTCACGGAAACTCATAAACCAGCCTCCGATTTGGCCTGCTCAATAGCGCCAATAATGTTCATTTCGAGACTTGGCAAATACTCTTGGATGGCCGGATAGAGATACGGTTGCGCTCGCATTCGCATAGTCCCCAATTCTACGAAAAGAGCGTAAGTAGCTTCAGCTCCTATCTCAGCGACCCAATCCTTGATCTTAGCATAGATTGAACTTCTTAAATGACCTGTTCTTACTGGAGCGTTTCGCATGGCTGCAGCCTTAACATCACTCGCCCAGCTGCACAGATACCGGTAGACCTGACGCTGCATGCCACTATCAAACTTCTGCATTGCCGCTTGAAACTCTTCAACACCTTCAACGTCGCAGGTTATTTCAATGGCCATGTTTCTTTGCCTCTCTTTCCGCTTTCTCCTTCTCCTCGAGGGCCATCTGATCCATCACATTCAAGATGACACAGAACTGTTGGATTGTTTTTGCTGGCTCTCTCGCGAGCTGAGTGGGGAGCCATCCGAAGGCTTGACAAAGCCGAAACTCTGAAAGAGCCGGATGCGGCTTTCCTCGTCTAATTGCGAGAGTAAAAAACGGAGATCCTCGTGACTCATGCCATTGAGTTTGTTCGCAACCTTTGAGAATAATTCACCAAGCTCTATAGGAACACCGACATCCTCGCCCAGAAGCTTCTCAAGTGAAATAGGTTTGCCCTCTGGCTGCTCCTTGAGACTCGCCCAGATAGTATCTGCTTGAATGGCGATGAAGTCGCTACTCTCAACTTCGCCGCTTGCCTTGCTGTATTTAGTGTACTTCTGAATGATGCGATTTCTCTTAGCCCATGTAATCTCCTGAAATACATAATGCCCTTGGTACTCTTTCCCAAATCTGTCATCAATTTCTAAGATTTCAGTTTTCATGCTTAATCACCTAAGTAATTGCAAGAGGATCCTTAGCTACGAATCGCGCTTTGGCGCAGATTAAGTCTTCCAGCCATTTCGTGTGCGTTATGTTATCCCATTTGCATGCAGTGAAAACGGCTTTGCTGCTTCCTCCCAAGCCAAATTCCAAAGCAAACTCCGTGTCAGCCAACACTTCGTCCATTTCAGCCTTGCTTTCAAATTCGAAAGTCAATTCTCCGCTTAATTCCCTATGCCCGAACGGAATGTACTTCGCGAGATGCCCGCTTGACGTGCGAATCACTGGAACTCTTTTCGGGTTGTTGATGATGTCAAACTTCCAATCGGTAACGCGGTCCAGAACTGTTGTGTTCTTTTTCACATAGCTTTCATGGAAGGCGACAGCTCCCGCATAATCCGCATATGTCGCACCCGTAATCTTCGCTGTTTCCGTCACGAGATCCTGACCTTCAAGCTCCATGACTGCCTTGATAACATCCTCGATGCTACACTCGACCGAGACTTTACTGATGCGCATGCCCTTGAACAATAGCGAGATAATATCTGTCGCTGAAGCAAAAACCCCTTTATAGTAAATCACCTGACAGCTAAGGCTCTTATCCAAATCCATTTTAGCCCATTGCAAAAGATTTATCGGAGCCTCAGAAGGCACTATATAGTCAATTTTCAAGTTTGGTTTTCTCAGGCCCTTCTTAATAGCCTGCAAATCATAGCTGCCAGCGCCACGCAGTTTGAGGTTGCTAGGGTCGAGTCCAGGATCGATAACATTACAGGGCACGCCCAACATCGATGGATTTGTGGGCGTGGTTCCAAAGACACTTTCCTCGACGTAGTAAAACCGCTCTTCATCTACTCCATATGTATCAACCATTTTTTATTCATTCCTCCATGACTAAAATACTCCTGATATTGATTCGAAAAGCCAACCTTTCAAGAGAAACTCAGCCCTGAAAAGGTATGGCTTAACATCTGTGACGTCGATATTCCTGTAGCTCACGACATCACAGTAAGTGAGACCATAAACCTGAATTGTACACTGAACAAAATCGCAATAGAGGACCGCAGGCGTTGTGCCATTGCTTGGGTTCGTGGTTTTTGCCAGAAGCCAGACATAGCCATTCGCGTCGATAAAGTCCGTCCAGGCTGAAGAGATCGTGATGGTTAAGGTTTCGTCTCCCTCGCCTGTTCCGCTCTGGGCCTGTTGCCATGCTGAAACTACGTGATTCCAAACTTTGATTGTGGCGCCGTTTCCTCCAGGAGCGGTCCCATAACCCTCAAAACTAAGCACGATCTTCTTGACACACTGCTCTCGAGGACCTATCTTGAATTTGAAAAGCATAAGGGCATATTCATTGTTGACGCTGTGGCTCTTTGAAAAGCGGACGTCGTCGCTGGACCAGATATTCTGATACTGCAGATTCGTGAGCTCGGTCCAGGATGCGCTCGAGGGAACGAGTTCTGTTGCTGCACCACCAGAGAAGGCCTTGTGAGGATCTCCGCTCGGATATCCGAGTCCATAGAAGTTGTAGACAGTTTGGTATGGCAAGTTTCTGTTCTCACGAATGATGGCATTGATCTGCGCAGTGACCTTATCCCTCATCACTTTGCCCGCATCAGCTCCAGGAGCCGCCTTATCGACCGTGTAGATGTTGCATCTGAAAACCATGTACCGGCGTCTCAGACGTCCAGCAAGCTCAAGCTTCTGATCCTGGCTACTGTCGAGCCCCATCGTGATTTGAGCATCATACTCTTTGAGGAGCTCTCTATCATAGGCTTCCTTCGTCGCCAAAAGATTGGCCAATGAACCGTTATCCTTGACCACACGGATCCTCGTAGTAATCAACCGCAGAAGTGTCATCACAGGGTCCTCGAGTTCGCTCAAGTCGCTAAAAGCCTCCTGGCAATCGATTTGAAATAGATAGTCTGATTCTCGTAAGTGAAGGGTTGCAGGGTTTGAATCTCGTAATCCTCGCCCTTGCGACGTATCTTGTCATGATTGCGCACCGGCACAAATGTGTAGAAGGCCAAATAGTCATTGAGAAGATATCCAGCCTCAAGAAGCACCTCCTCAACTCTCACAGGAGAAACAACCGCCAAAACGTCCAAGGGCTCTCCATAAGTTACGGTTTCAACAGCCTGACGTACAGGATAGAGCAAAACCGCTTCGCCTTTGCTGTTTAGAATACGAGTGAACTGTGTCAGCGGCTCCTCATAATTAAGAAACATGCGAGACAACCACGTGACGTTAGCCATCGCCTTTTGGGGAGTGATCGGACTATAGTCCGTGAAAACAGGACCCCAATAGAGAAACTCATCACTGTACTTGCTCACGACATTGTAGGCAAGCTTGAAGCTTGGAGGATCTCGCTCTTTCCTGATCTTCCACAAGATTCCCGTGGTGATCGCATCATAGTACGCACATGCTGGGAACCTCGTAACCACATCGATATAGCCCGGCCAACAGATCTCTGGCCAATAAGCAGGATACTGCCCAGAAGCCCTAATCGACTGAACAAAATTGTAGACACGCTGACCGGTGAAACTCCAGCCCTCATACACATAGAGACCTAAGAGCGCGAAGCTCACAGGATCATCGTAAACTTCGGTATCATTGATTCCCACCCGGTACCAGACGCCAGAACCTGAAGGCGGAGGCTGATAATACAAATAGAGCTGCTCAAACCCATCTCTGAGGAAGCCTGCAGCATCTGCCATCATGCCATTGTACCGAGAGGCATTAATCACATCGTATGTGTCTGCCAATGCTTTGAGTCCAATCAAGCAGTAAAGATTCTCAATGCTCATGATGGTGTCCCAAGTATCAGAAATCGAGACGTAGTTTGCGAAGCCCCCATAGTACTTGTCATGAAGCCCCAGAATGCTCGGCTGTTGCTGCATCGTATAGAGAAAAGTGTAACCCGCAAGTTTAGCAGCATCAAAATAGCTCGAAGTGCCTATCAGAGCATACGCCTTAAGCAACGCTGGAATGACACGACCCGCATCGATGCTGTAATATTGGTTTGAAGATTCGCTGGATTTGAACCCGCCATAAGCCTTCTTCGCTGGATCTGTGCATTGCTGGGTAAGAAGCCAATCGGTTAACTCGATGATTTTTGAGCGAATCTCAGTTTGCTTAGAAACGAATTGAGTAGCGGCATATGCCTCACATAGAAATTCGATCGCAAAAGCTGCCGCAAAAACACCCTTGCCAAAACCCTTATCGCCATGATCTACGGTTCCGCCCTTCGCCACATAATAAGTGTACGCCAGATTATTTTTCATGGTCACAACGTTGCCAGCAACAGAATCAACCTCATTCCACTCATTATGAGCAGAATCCTTGATCTCAACTTGCATGGCAGCACTAAACTTTGTTCCATCCGTAACCGTCACATTCTTTTGGCCACCTGGAGGATCAGCAGCCATCGCAGTCGTGATCACATAGAACCAAGGCGCATAATGCATCACAAACTGATAGTAGGCATCTGGCACTGTTCCCATTAGGCATTGACCACCCTGAACTCGCCAGGATTCAACTTGCCAATGATTCGCTTTGCCTCATCAAGCAAAAATTGTAAATTGCCACTTGAAAGGCCGCTTGGTGTACTGCTTGATTCAGCCACTGAAAGATCACCTAGTCGAAAACTGAGGCCAGAAGCTGAACCGCCAGTAATTCGACAGGCGCAATAAATAGCTGCGAGATTGCCGATTGCAGTCTCCTCTTCATCCGTACAATTAGTCGGATCAATACTCAGACCTGTTTCTAGATTTACAGTTGCCGTTGCACGGATAATGAAGCGATTGACAACATCATCTGGACACTCCGCTGCGGAAACATTAATTCTTTCTCGGACACCATCAGGCGTAACATTAACCAATGCCTATTTTCTATTTCCCGGCACTTACACCAGTAGCCTCAGAACACCCACATTCAAAACAGACAACCACTACGTAATAAGAATTACAATCAAAGATTCTAATAACCTTAACCTTTTCACTCGTGTGAAAAAGCTTCTGCCCCTCAGCTCGGGCAACAGCAACAACATCACCCAAATCGTGGAATTTACGCTCATCATCACGAATCACCAAAGCCTTAAGCATTTTACACCACCTGAACCAATAATCCAGCTGTTGACGGCGGAACCTCTAATGTGTAGCCTTCAAATTTTACGTCATAAGGACTTGAAGCTCCGCTTTTCCATATTACACAAAGTTTTGACGAAAAAGGTTTGTAAGAACTGGATAGGCACGTCATTGTGGATTCGCCGGAACTTATTATTATGGCTGTCTGCCATGAACCACTGTCTCGGTCTCGATATTTTATTGTTGTTTGAGTTAGAAAATAGAACACTCGCACTTTATCCGTGTCTTTCCATGTTATGCTTGGATGATATTGGTTCACAGTAGCGGATTCAACAGTTTCTTCGCTTCCCCAACCTGTTCCATAAGTGTATTTATTATAAATGATATCATAAGTAGAGTATTTGATGAATGTGAAATGAACGTTATCGCCGTCTGCCACAGCATCGCCAGCGCCAAAAGTACATTGGCTGTTTGATGTGCCTATATTCACAGCAGAATCCCAAGTTGCATCATGATAAAGCCTGCTTTGAGATAAAGTGTTAGTTTTCATAGCGATTGCAAGCATCTTTCCGCCTGTTAATGACACAATTAATATTGCAGAATTAATTGTCATGGAACTCCATAAAGTTACCGGAGTCCCCCATGAACTGCCATCCGTTGCCGTTGCCTGACAAACTCTATGGTCGTATGTGGAATATATTGCATAAGCAACCCATGGATAACCATTCGAATCTTTACACAATGTAGGGTTCATTCCTTTATCGGTTGTAATTTGAACTTCATTAGAATCCCAAGTTATTGTGCCATCGCCGTTTGCTGTTCCCTGCCTATAATATATATTTGAAGTTGAACCTTGACTTCTGACTAAGCATATTTTATTGTTAGGCTCATCATACCAAATGTCCATTCTTAATGGCGGATACGCTCCATAAGTTGAAAAACTGCTCCAATTCGTTCCATCCGTGCTTGTTCTCCAGCCAAAGTTCGTGCCATCATGATAGAAACTCCACCACAGTCCGTTAGCATAGAAACATTTTTTCTGCCAATCACCCGCAAGAGGATTAAGACTTGTAGATGTGCCAACAATCGAAACCATAATCCATCACCCTAACTGAAAGCCACAGATTGCTCACTCACAACTTCAATAGTCAAGTCCGCACCCGCTGTTCCACTACCCACTTGGTCAATGTCAATGGTCAACTTATCGCCTTCCGCAAGGCTAGTAACATCAGGCGTGCCCGAGTCTCCTGTTGTAGCGCCAATAGCAATTTGCGGACGATTCGCTTGGGTTGTGAAGATTGTTGTTCCGTTTTTGTTAACATCAACGATTATTGCAGCTCCAGTCGGCGCCGTTTTTACTACGAGCTTCACCTTCGTAATAGTCAATGTACATGGAGCCAGCAATGTAGGCGCCTTATCCGTGCCCGTTGTAAGCGTTCCAGTAACCGCAAAACTCAACGTGGTTTTAACCTTGCCCGTGGGCATCTGACCAGCCGCAAGCTTCGAACCCGCACTCAAACCCGCATAACCATTCGCCTGATCCTTATTCGCAGTCAACTCATGCCCGCTATGCGGAGCTGCTGCAGCAAGATGCGTGTCAAGCTGCGGATGCGTATTCGTGCCCTTATCCGTTAAGCTGGTATGACTTTTTTCCGTGAGGCTGGCTAGGGCATCATGCGGCACGACTGTACCGAGAGCATGCCTAACCGTCGTATCATGCTCTGTAATTGTAAATTTTGTATGGTGGTCATTTTCGCCGATGCCACTTAACTCAGAATGAGCAACATTTCCCCAAGCTGGATCAGTTCCATCACTTTTCAAAACCTTGTTCGCTAATCCCACAGCAAGTCTAGTCCATTTCGGCGTTGAATTGGCAATTATTAGGTCTCCACGAACAACAGCCGCAGCAAGCGTGTCTGTGTGCGTCGCCGAGAGAATATCATGGCTTGTTCCTCCCCCTTCAGTCTGCCAAGCGGGCAGCCCAGAGACAAGCTTCAAAACTTGACCATCTGAACCTTTTGCAAGTCGTGCAATCTGAGGCGTAGCATCCACATAAAAAATGTCGCCAGAAGCTATCGCAGCGAGAATTTTAAAAACATTGTTTGCAGCTAAGCCCGCGTGGCATCCATCAACTTGATCAGCATTCTTCCCAGTCAAATTAGTAGGAATACTCGCCAGGGCTATAAGCGCCGAAGCATCCAAACCACAATAACCATTCGCAGCACCCTTGTTTGCAATTTTCTCTAGGGCAGCAGCATGGTAAGTGTCAACTGTGTCGGCGTCAATCCCTAACGCATCATGCGCAGCCTTATCATGCCCAGTAATCGTACTCAACGCTTGATTATGCGCCTTCGGAGGCTGAGGATCAGCCAACTCACCGCTAAGCCCAGCAACATTAATCTCGTCTCCGCCGCCATTTTCGTGTGTGCTAGCGTGAGCCCCTGGAGCTCCCTTCGTCTCATGAATGTAACTATCGCTTGTGCTCTTGAAAACCAAAATAGTGTCGTCTACACGTGCAGTAATGTCAACATCTTTATCTTGAATTTTCGTAGCATTCCCATTGCTCGAGCCACCGCCCCCACCTCCACTGCCACGAATAGCCGCCTTAGAAATAATTTCAGCAGCATGCAATCCATCAACCATGTCAGCATCAAGCCCAGACCCAGGACCCTGAGGCAAAATTTCCAATAGGCCCTGTGCAGCTTGAGACCGCGCATGCTCAGCTACCAATGCCTTACTTTTAGCAATCAAAATCTCAGCTTCTGTTTTCGCATTATCCATAACAACATTGCCATCGCGAACAAGTTTACGATTTCTCTTCATAACCTTAACAGCATCCTCAGTCATACACATCCTTCCTATAACCTTCAACAACTATCTCCCAAGGCTCACTCTGCGAATAATCCCAACGAACCGAAAAATCCCAATCAGAAAAAGCCTTGAGTTTCTCCCTAAACCAATCTAAAGAAAAATCGTGCAGATGCAAAGGCTTCGTTTCATCCTTGCAAGACAAATACTCCCCATTCGGACATCTAACCTCAACTTTCTCAGCTGAAACACGTAGGATCTCTGAAAGGAATAGGTTCGGGTCCTGGACATGTTCGATCAAGTGCCAACTATAGCTGCCCTCAAAGGCGCCATCCCGAAAAGGCAAATGACAAGCATGAGCCCTCACAAAATTTGGAATCTCATGAACCTTCAACGGCACATCATCATTAACACGTTGATCCACAACCCGATGCGCCGTAGCCTCAGGAAACAAATCAACATTCACATCACCTCGCGGTCTATGCCCGCAGCCAACATCTAAAAGCTTAGGCTTAAAAGGTTGAAGATGCCACTCGGGCAAATGCCCACAAAGTACGTCGCCATGAACCTTAGCCACAAACCCCGCCTTCTGAACATCATAGGCAAAAAGGACATCCTCACCAACACCAGACTCGTATCTAAAGCGGACTCCAGCCTCCAAAACTCGCCTTTTGATTAAAATGCAACCACTCGCAAAAACCCAGCCAGACAATATCTGGCCTTCAACAGCCTGACGCGGAAGATACCAAACCTTAGCCTTCTCATCCAAAAACCCACAGATCAAAGCGTTCCGATCATCATGCCTAGGAACCACACCAAACGCCACATCCACATCTAACCCATGCAGACTTCCAAAGGCATTATACGGAACTTCCACGTCAGCTTGAACGAGCCATAAATGCGAAAAATCATCCTCTAATGCTCGTAGTATAAGCTGATTCTCCGCTTCAACAATGCCTTCAATGCCAATTTTACTTGAGGGCGGAGTCACAAAAACTTCATGCTCAACGGAGCCCATAGCCACTTTTATATGATTCAGAATATCCTCTCGGTAACTACGAAAACGGTCGTTATCCGCAAGGCTCGGAATCCCGACAAGCACTCTTATTTTGTCTTTTTCGACTTTTTTGGGATCTCTAAAGGGACTTCGGGCTTAACTTCAGGTGCAGCCTCAACCTTCGACGGTGCAGCCACGACCTTCTTCTCAGGCTCAAGGCACTCAAGCCATTTCTCGCCTTTGTAACTTGCCGGCAGATCCACAACGTCACCTGGCAAATGCGTAACGCCAGCTACATCCGTGAAACCCTGCACGCTACCCTTGCCCTTTTTCAGTTTAAACTTCAGCTTTTTCAACCTCCTTGACTTTTTTAAGAGACTAACTAACAAAAAAGGGAGAAGCTACGGAAAGGGTTAACCCGGCGCCGCTTAGGACAACCCAGTAACTTCGCAAATACTAGTGGGTCTTTTTACACGCGGCGCCACGACTTCTCTGACTACGCATTTCAAGTTGCCTCGCACGTCTTCTTGTTTGCGGACTTCAAGGTCTCTACCGACGACAAGCTCAAAGTTCTCCTGTGAAGGCTCTAGGACCAGAGCACTCGTTGTTGCTGCAGCACTGGTATATAGGCTGTCTGAAACGTAGACGCCAGCCGAGAACAAATCTTTGATTACCTCGATCCACTTGACCGCAGTATTAGTTACCAATGCTCGCAATTTTGCAGCCCACGCACTTCGAAGAACACAAGCGTAAGGCCCCATGTGACCATCAGTCTCAAGTTCGCCAATCGCAGCTGACAAGTCCGTAAGCGCGTTTGCTGGCCATGCACCAGCACTAGCCTTCGTGTTTCTACCAGTTGCCGTCGCCAAACCCTCAACGCCCAAAGCGCTGAAACCAGTATATTCACCTGTGATAAGCAATTTGTCTTCGTCTTCAGCGACTTTCCTAGCGGCGTTTTCAGCATCCTGCAAGTCAAGCGGTACACCATTTGATCGACTTGCTTCTAGCTCTCTCCACATTACCTCAAATTCCTTATCAATTACCGGTACTGTGATGTCAAAAGATGCCTTTTCTGTGCGGTCCTTACTTCCAGTTTCGCCATAGAGGCTTATGCGAGCAGCCGACATGTTCGTTCGCTTGTAACCTCGCACAGTCATGAAACCAGCATGGGGCAACGTGAAAACTGGAAACAGTCGACGGCCAATCAGCAAAGGCTTCACTGTCTCGACAACGCGAGTATCAATGTAGAGAACTTCTTCCTGTGTTAAGCGTCCTGGAACGTCCATTCCAACACGTCTCAAAGTTTGCATAGCCTATCAGCTCGCTGCAGCAGGTTCATGTCCCGGGTTCCAATGCACCAGAATCTCAGCGTCAACGGTTACGTTGCTTGACTCCCAAGCTGTACCGATAACAGTGCCCTGGGCACCCATGGCACCAACAGCTTGCTTCGCAACTTTGCCATCTGCAGCCGTAACTAATTTGTCGCCGCGAGTAACGTTTTCAGCAGCCAACAAAGTGAGCTTCGCAATGCATGCCCCAACAACAACCATAGCTTGGTTACCAACTGCATACGCATCAGACTCAAGCTTATCCGGGGCTACATCGAGAAAACCCACGATTCCATCAGCCTTGGCACCAGCTTCCTTAACGGTTTGGTCTACACCATCGAAAATGACAACTCTGCCAGGAAGCATCTTCGCAGCCGTAGCAGCAGCTCCAATCTCCATCTCAATACGGAGAGGATCGCCAGCAGCGATTACTTGATTTCCCGGTTTCTGAATTGCTTGAGGCATAACTAGGCAGCTCCTTGAGCCTTACGCTTCTGCGCCGTAGCCCAACTAAGGTCTCCCACAGTCAAGCCTTTCTCACGATCCGACACGTCCGCAGCTGACACGCCAAAACGCACACTATTAACCTTTGGTAGCCTCGCCTGATCCAACGTAGCCCTGATACTCTTCAACTCTTCAATGCTTTTAGCGACAAGCTCATCAATGTTAAAACTTGAGCGGGGCAGAATTTCGCCAATTAGCTTCGCCTTTTCTTGCCCTTCAAGCACATCATTAACTTCTTTCAGCTGCGTAGTCAGATCGCTAATCAACTGATCCTTCTCGCCCATTTGACGCTTAGAATCTTCCAGTTGTGCAAGAGCCTCATCATGTAATTCTTTCACAGTCTTATTCTTAACATCGCCTTTGTTGTCACCTTTAGGGTCAGAACTATTCGAACTAGACCCACCTTTATTGTCATCTGTCATTTTATATTCCTGCTCATTTCTGGCTTTTTTTTACACCCCGCCGTAGGGTGAGCATCATCATTTCGATGCCATTCTGCAACATTTTATTCGGTCCCAAAAAGGGACATGTTACTGTGAAAATACCTGCGACTACGCGCAAGCTCCTCATAAGGATCAAGACGTGGACACGCGGAATCTTCAGTGCCACAAACTTCAGACTCAATTTTATTCTCTGAATGCTCTCGGTTCCAAGACCGCACAGCTGCACAGAGCTTGTCAATAGCAGCACGCTTGCCACCTTCAGGCATAGTCTCACTCTGCTTCACTCGGGCAAGTGCGTTCGCAAGATGATCATGATCAATCCCGCCCTCAGCATTTTTGAAGGGCAAATGCCGCTTGCTACGCGGAACTGTCTTACCCTGATCGTCCTTCTCGCCATCCTCAACGTAAGCGAAAGCGGAATCTGGCAAATCATTAATGTACTCAGTTGTCCATTCAGCATCCATCGTCGGACCTGCAGCCGCGGCTTCACCTATCATGCTCAACTTCTCAGTCAAAAACTCGACGTAAGCCTTTGTTTCAGCGTCCAAAACCGTTAAGTCTTCACGTAGTCTCTGCTGCTCCTCTTCACTCAAGTGACTTTTAGGATACAGGTTTTCCATAATGGTGGTCCGCTGTTTTTCCAAATCCTTCAGCTTTTTCTTGATTCCCTCAAGGCTCATCGCCTCAACAGAATCTTTGTGCTCTTTAACCCAGGCCTGAGCCTTTTCCATCGTCCAATCCTTCGCAACCTCAAACATGTAATTCTGAATCACTGTAGAACCGTTCGGATCACTCTTCAGCTTGCCAATAATGGCATGAATGCCCTGGTCAGCACTCAGAACAATCGTTCGAAAACTGCCATCCACAAATAGGTCCGGGTCCCGAACACGTATCCTCACATAATTCTCTGTAACTTCAGGATCCCCGTGTTTCGCAAAGAGGCTATCAACAGCCATGCCACAGAATGGACTAGGGCAACGCCCTTCAGGAACGCCACTCGCCACGTGGCCAAACATGAAGTTCTGCTGGAAAAAGTCGTAAGGCTCATCTCCGAATTTGCCAGGCGTGAACACGTCCTCGCAGAAATAAGCCACGCTAACATCCTTCAATTCGCCTTTCTTCACACTCTCAAGAAACGGCTGATCACAGTTAGCTTTTAGGAATCGGGTATCTCCGATTATGCCGTTGATCTTCGGAGAGAACTTGACGCCTTCAACCTTGCCTCGAATATCCGCTCTGTTTGTTACAAAGACCGTGGAAATATGGCTGAGGGCTACGACCCAGGCGCCTTCAAGCGTCCAAGCCGCATCCTGGAGCTCCTTCGCACTACGATAACCCTTTCCATCAGCAAACGGCAAAATGCTTTCTCGGGTTAGAATCGTGGGTACGACTACGGAATCCGCATCCTCACGAATCTGCTTGCTCGAATCAAACTCAACCTTGTTTGTTCTGACTGTTCGCATCTTTGTTTTTCCTCCGTAACCATGAAACAAACTTTTTTACAAGCCCCACATCATCCCCAGAAACCGAAACCGCACCAGGGCTCTGACCAAACGGCTGCTGCTCCGCCTTTTTCACACCCAAAACAACTTGCCCAGCGCCATTCGGCAACGGGGTCAATTTTTGTTCAGCTCGAATCTCGTCAACCGTCATCCACGCAGTCTTGAAGTTACGAGACTGAGCCAGCTGCAACTCCACAGCAGCCTTATCCTTCTCGCTAAGTTCAATACCGCTCAGCCAGACAACCCGATAATCATTCACACGGCGAATCTGGCCAGTAACCATTAAACGATCAACAAGCTCCCAGATCACAGGTTCACAGAGGCTTTGCTGATCACTAATCAATTTGAAATACTCACGCTCATTCACTTCAGAACCAGTCAAGGCTCCAGCTTGAGCACCACGCAAGATAGCTACAGGAGTACCAGTCCCACAGCTCATACTTTCCAAAATCGGCGTCGTATAAGGCTCAGGATTCAAAGCCTTGCCCGCAACACCCTTAAAATCCAAAATCTTATCGTCACCATGCAAAAAGTACGTTCGGGCGTTTAAATTCTCGAATTGCTTGCTTGCCTCCAGGTCATCTATGTCTTTCTTTTTGGCATCCTTAATCGTGACATCGGCAAAACCGGCCCCAACGCGAAAGAGAGTCTGGCCAAGACCCCACCTCTCATTACGCCACACGGTAAGATCATCATAAATAACCTCCAAAACAGGCAAACCCTTCCACGGATGATCCAGAAGACGAGTAGCACAATGTATTGCACGGCTGAAATGAAGCTTAACCTGCTGCACTCCAGAACGCCGAATAGTGTAAAGGACAGGCAAGCCAAATCGTGAGCTCTCCGGATCCTTATCTTCATCAGAAGACTGGACCGTGCACTGCAAACTACTGTAGGGCAGCAACTCACGAATTTCCTTGGCGCCGGACACTTCTGCACTTAGGTTTTTGCCGTAGTCCACGTAGGTTATAGCCACTATAGCCCAGCCGAACAAACGCTCATAAGCAACCATCTGAGTCAAGACTGCCACAGTATTCAAATCATCAAGAACCTTCGCAACTTCCCTACTCCAGTTCGGATCAGGCTTCTCAGCAATTTCCTCGATCTTAAAGCCCTTCGCAAAAATGTCATGAGCAACCTTGAACACGGTCCGATTAGCCACAGGCTCACGCCTAACAGCAAAAAGAAGATCCTCCTGATTAAGAGGCATCCCAAAATCAGCCTGCCACGTGGCGCCAGCACCACGAACGCCATAAGTATCAGCTACATCTTTCCTCGCACGCTTAGAATTGGAGCCTGAGCTGGAATCTTGACGAGATGAAGCCTTAGCAACCATCACAAACAATCCTAACAGGCAATAACAATAAGAAAATACTGAAAACTGCAAAAAGAACCTTATTAGGAGTTTATTTAATTAAATGAACTACTAATAAGCCTTAAAAACAATAAAACCCCAAGAATATATGATTCTCTTGCGCCTAACAAAGCAAATGCATGAAATTCTCAAGCTAAACCTGCAGGGCCTATCAGCATACAAAATCGCCAGAAAACTCAACCTGGACCCGCCTACAGTTTATGCTAGCCTCAAAGCAGCCAAACTAAACTTTGCACAAGCAGACATAATGATAACCGAATTGAAAACATTAGGCTGGCCCCTAAAACTGCCTGAAATCGAAAAAGAAATCAACAACAGAACCGCGCAGAAAAAGAGAACAAGACAAGAACAACCGACCTCTGTAGAAGAGATCGCATTCAAGATGGGATAAAGTGAAGGAGGTGAATGAAGAAAAATGGCATTACAATTCAACTTGACGAAAGGCCTACTCTACGGCATAACTCTTGGCTTACTCTTCGGCGTTGCCATATTCGTTCTGGCTTCAAATGCTTATGGTCTGGGTTTCATTCCTGCTGCACTTACACCAACGGTAATCGCTGGTCTCGTGTTCGGGAATGGTATCTTGACTGGCATTAGCTGGGAATATGGCAAATGGCTGAAAGAGTCGCACAACTATGGCTTAATGTTCTGCATAACAAACGGGTTCTTGGTGGGCATTACTTTCGGAATATACTTTGGACTCGGGATATTTGTTATTGCTGGAATCGCTTATGGGCTTGGCTGGCTCACTTTGACTCCAGTGGAAGTGGCAGGCATAGTTTTCGGAGCTTCCATACTAATGTTCATAACAAACGAGTATGCCGACTGGCTGGATCGTCAAAAAGTGCAGACTTCAGCAACTGGCCCACCGGCAACAGCCTAGAATATTATTTTCCCTTCTCCTGCAACCTCACTTTTTTCCATTTCTTTATCAGTTAATTCAGCGGTTTTGGCAGACCAATTACGCAGCATAAAATCGCTTAGAGCCCAGTTTCTACCAACCTTATCGGCTACTCTCTCGCCGATCTCATTTTGCATTCGCTTATTCATGCGTTTGATCCTACGAGTAATATGATGATATTTGAGACCGTACTTAGCTACGCGAGCATGAATGTCTTTAGGCGGCAAACCTTCAGATCCTGTAGCGCGAAGGATATCCAAGATTGCCTGGTCTCGACTATCATTACAAGCAATGTCGATTAAATATTGAGAGTCAACATCCATCAGGTGTCGGAGACCGAGAGTAAGCCCTCTTAACATACGTTTAATCTCTCGAATTTCCTCAGCATTGCGACGTACAAGGATGTTTAGCCACTTATACTTACCATATTTTTGCTCTGGAGTACGTCGCCTTTTAATTTTAACATTACTCGTAGTATTCTCTGTCAAAAACTCAACAAACCCTCCAGAGAGCATGTATTGAATGTAGCGAATGTTGAGATGTTAACCTAGACCAAACAGCATCACAAATATGCAGTCTTACGACAACCGCAAAACGTGACCCTTTCAACAAAACAAGCAATTTTAAGCCCACTTCAAACACCATGAAAAAGACGCCTAAACAACCTTTCACAGCCAAAATACTACGAGGATACTCTGCCCTAGTGTACTCGCAGTCGCCGCAGTCGTAAACATTTGTTTTACTGTGTTGTTCTTCCATTTGCATCGTACTCGCTTAACCTTTCAGCCAAAATGTAAAAACGCGGAATAGTGCGTTGTGGATTAGCGATAACTTTGCCTTTGCGTTTCAATCTGAGGACGATTCGGCGGAAAGCGTCATGTTTGAGCTCCAAAAAGTCTCGGAAACAAAATTCACGGTTGAGCTCCCACGCTTTCTCTAGGACATATGCCTCAAAAAGCATACTACTAAATGTTCTCCGAAACTCCGGTTTAACACAATCAAGACTGTAAGGCTCGCGCCTAGGTTTTTGTACCTGGTACTGAAAAACATTATTCTGCTGAATATTCACAACTTGCTGGGCTGTGCGAACCTGAGCCGCGCCTTCAATGCCTTTCATAAACGAATCTGTCAGGCTTAAGGTTAAGTGACATACGTCCATACCATTGTCTTTTGCCCATTGCACATACTCTTTCCATCTTTGAAATTCAGATAAGTTTGGGGCTCGAAAATTGCAGATCAAATTTTTGGGTTGAGAAGCTAAAGTGCTCTGACCATGAGCCCCAGCCAAAAACAGCAGCTCCTATTCTTCGCTGTCGCCTTTGCATTTTGACCGGTGATCGCAGAAGTCGCAGGGCTCCACTCCCGAGGTACATTCACTTTGAAACTCGCAGAACTCACACATCTCAACTCCCGCCATAGCCCAACCGTAATTGTCGCCGAAGCATCCAGGTAAACCTTCACCAAAACACGAAGGCAAATCATCCTCTTCGCTCATTCCAAGCCTCCCTCAAACTTCCCGATCCTTTGGCTCGACGTAGGCGAGTCCCAGAGCCGCAAAGATTTCCGCTTCGGTCCTAGAAGCGACGACTTTTCCGTCTTTGATTACGCCTTCAGCCGCGCTTAACATTAAACCCATAGCCCTAGCCCTCGAACAAAGCTTAATGTTATGCTCTTTGCTTCCAGTTCGAATAAGCAGCAGAACACCCCAAGTTTCTGGACGAGCCCTGTAAATATCTACTTGTATTGTTTCGCTTAGACTGCGCGTCGGAATTTTTAGTGTCACAAGTTCCGGACCGGCTTTAATGACATCAGCAAGCATGGTATTTTTGAGGCGTTGGATTATCGTGTTCCACATCCAAGACTGCGGAATCAAAACAATGTCGATGTCGTGAACTTCAGGACGTTTACGCCGGATAGAACCTACTACTTGAATTTTGTCACAAAGATGGTCAATACAATGCACAATTCTGTCAGCTAAGAAACCAGCTTCCTCAAGCTTCATTAGGCGACCTCCTCTATCAATTCCAATTTGAAACCCCGCTGTGTGATCGCCAACAACCGTTTTTGATAAGCCTCATACTCCGCCCTCGTCATCAAAATAATATGCTGAGTCTTCCTCTCCGAATGCATCAACCGCCCAAAACGTTGACTCTCCTGCATTCGGCTGCCGAAAAGAAAAGCCACCTCAACAATGCGCTCCAGTTTCAGATCGCTTAAACCTTCGTCTCCCACCCGGCTGACCACACAAGCCTGGCTGTTACGTATAATGTCTAAGCGTTCTCGTGTTTCGCCATAAACAAAGGGAATCTCTAAGCGTTTGCTGATCTCCTCTCCGTAGTCCAAACTATCACAGAAGATTATGGTCTTGAGTGGTAGGCGCATTAATTCGTCAAGTTTGCGGTCCTTAGCCCTACGATCTGGCAAAACGTAAACTCTAAATTGAGGCACATGGATGATTCGAAGTTTAAGCAGGTCAGACCAAGACATGCCTATTGGAAAACCTGTGAGAGCGAAAATGTAGTTTTCTCGGCCATCTTCTCTGAATGGGCTGCCGCTGAAGCCGATACGATACTTAGCCTGGATTGTACTCAGTTTAATGAAAGTTGGAGCTGGAAGATGCTGACACTCGTCAAACAACACAACTGACCAGGGTTTCCGCGCAACCTTTTCATAGGCGTGGTAAGTCTCGACAGTTACCTCCGTTCTGGATGACGGATTAAAAATTGGCAGTCTTTCAAACCACTGCTCTTTCAATGTTAACGTAGGCACAATAACTAAGTGCGGCCCCTTAACCGAAGCAATTATCCTATGCCCGAAGAGACTTTTTCCAGTTCCAAACGCCCAGAAAATGCCCATTGCCCCACGCTGGGTAAACTCTTGCCAAGCCCTATCCTGGATATCCTCAATGTTCTTTGCTTTGCAGATTTCACTGTACTTTAGCTTACCCTGATCTATCCAAGGTCTCAGATCCTCCGGCGTGATTGGTTTAGCCATGAATGGCAACGAGCCATCTTCGATTAGTTGAGCGATTAATCGGAACTCATTGCCCTGTTTGATTCGTATACGGTCCTTGCCCTCTCTTCGGCTTAGAAAGTGATTGTATTTTTGCCAAGCACGTTCTTGGAGTTGCTCGCCGGTCAAAAGCATGTTATCATAAACTTTCAAGGGCAAGGACTCGGGGAATTTCAGTTTTTCCTCGAGTTCTGACGGAATCTCGCTGAGCCATTTGACGTACTTGTTTACAATGAAAATGTTGTAGCTCTGCGTGCTATGATCTAAATAGCCAACTTGAAGTTTCAACCATTTAGGAACGATAACCCACCATTCATTGCCATACTTCGGAATCATCACATAAGGCTCTTCCAAAAAAGACTGCAAATATTCAAGGTCAACCTGGCTGCTCTGGTCCTTGGTTAGCGCTTCCTTAAAGCGGCTCGCTAAATCATCTCTTCGCTTCTGAAGTGCAATAATGGCTTCCTCAATTTTGGCGTCAGCTTCAGTGACAACTTTCTGCAGCTCTTCAACGCTCATGCTGAAGCCTCCAAGAGCAAGCTGTAAACTGGTCCCAAAACGACCAAGGAGAGCGGAATACTATGCACATGCTTGGAAGCTTCTAAACGCACAACCTGATTAGCCCTGAAGCCAAGCAACGCCAAGTCTTTCTGACAGAAACGGCAAACCTTCAAAACCCCGTCTTGACTGCCAAAAGACACAGCGTAATCAGCTTCGTGGCCTGTTGCGGGGAAACAGAGCCTACACTTGGACAT